GGCCAGATTATCTCTAATTTCAGTCAATGCTTCACTGTCGCTCATATTATTCACATCCTTGTCCATTTTCAGAATGGTGTACCGTGCCTCTGGGTTGATGCCCTTCTTGCAGAGAGTAATCTCGTGCAACTCAAGGTCGGTAATCTCACGGTGGGTTCCAAGTTCAGGGGTAGTCTTGGTGACACGAAACAATGCCTGTCCACCAATTGAAAAAGCGCGGAGTTCCCCATCACGCACCTGCTTCTGCACTTCTCGTGCCTTCTGAATGTCGCTTCGTATCTTACAAACGACGAATAGGCCCATATCATCCACTTCGGACTTCCAGACACGGCCTTCTGAATCGGAATAGGAATCAACAACCTCGCCAATCTGTATTCCACTGTGCGCGAGTTGCACGTTTCTATACGCCTTGTTATTCATGAAATTGCTGAATGCCTTCTTCAATGCGGCTGAAGGAATCCTATCTCCTTGCTTGTCCACCATATCCACGCTTGCGTATCCGGCTACATACAGATCCCCATCAACTTCCTGCTTCAGAATGAAATCTGAGCCAAAGGCCGACCATCCAAGAGTCGGTTGAAGCATCTCTGCCGTAGCCATTGAACAGCACGGTTTCTTTCAATCGTATATGAATAACATCATGACAGTCCTGTCAATCATAACAACACTTCATCATCACGAATAGCAGGTAATACCTCACTTTCAACCTCATCGTGATCTTTCTTCTTTCGCGGGAAACGAACTATTGCCTTGTCTTCATTGATATCGAGTATAGCATCACCATCCTCAGTTTCAATCCGTATCTGCATTGGCTTAAACAATTGAGTGATATCCACTTCCTCCTCATTTAGCCTCGGATCAGCGAATGTAGTGTTCTCCTCATCCGTGATTTCCGTTGCTCCCGTTGGCATAGTGATATCGGCTTGCATACCCGACCACGCACCGCCATCAGGCGAAGCCCGATTCATACGAGGAAATGCAAACTTCTCGATTTCATCTGGATTCTCGACTACATCATCGTCTATGGCTTCATTGACCGTCCATAACCCCTCCTCAGTCTGCTCAAGCCCATATTCACCTGCGAACCGCTTCAGATGCTCAGAACGCAAACCATCGACTCTCGATAACAGATTCTTCTCAGACAACGCCTCATCATCATCGGTTATCTCCTTACGCGCATTCCTCATGATAGTGGATGTGATATCATCATCGTCATCCTCCTCCTCAGTGGTGACTTCTGGAGCCTTGTCAATGCGCTTTCGGGGTCGCTTTCGTGCAGAATGAAGCGGTTGTAGTGTTCCCACTGAGGTTGAAGTGAAGGTTTTGAGGAAAAGAGCCGCTACTGGACTCCATAGACCTACTTGGGTCTGCGCTTGTTTGATGAGATGTGGTAATCCCTCATAATCAGAGATAAATATCCCGTCCTCATCTGTTTTGGTCTTCACGACAACGGGCTGATGGATGGAGGGATACTCCAGTATGATGTCCGAGCCTCGTATGCTGAGTTCTGGTAATGGAGGAAGGGGAATACGCTTGCTAATCTCATCTTGCGCGTATAGTATCCACTTGGGATGGACTTCCTTGCCCTTCATGAATGACGAATGTGCATCTCGGATCAACAAATCACTCCTATCGAAATTGGCTATTGTCTTGATTAGACCATCCTCATCAGTAGTGACGCATGAGTTAGGAGAAGGGAAATGCACATTATCGGTACTCTGATACAGCGTTCTCAACACATCGACCCTATCAGACAACGGTTCCATGTGCATATCCGTGTCCTTGTGAACCAACAGATCAACAACAGTGAGTACATCACCATCGACATAACCATCGAGAGTTATATTTCCTTTGATAGTATCCTTGAGCGATTTCTTCACCTTGCTCGGCAGACTCATCGGCTCAACGCTCTTTCCGACTTTCTTCACGAGGACGTGCTTCCCTTTCGGCTTCTTCTGAACCACCCATTCACCACTGAATCCCTTCAGCCCACCGATATCATCGAGATTCCGCAGGACGTGTCCGGGTTCGATAAGGGACTCAAATACGCCCGTTGGCTCATAATCATCATCGGATTTATGCAAATCGAAAGTCATGGTCGTGTATCCATACGGATGACTGGACAATGCATTGATTTCCCGTCGCTTGTTAGTCACCTGCTTCGATGCAAAAGCCGGGTCGATTCCCGAATGGAAACCAGCATGGGGTGTCCTCTGGGCTATCGTGAAAGGCTCATCTTTGGGATTGAACACTATATCATTCAAATCTCGGTCCCACCTATACGCGAGCGTTGCGGGCATATCATGACTCCATGCATCGGTATTGCCCGTGTTGAATATGGGCGGGACTATGGCTTCAGAAGTGGGGTGAACCGGCCCCAACTTGCCCGCTTCGGTCGTCAAACCCCCTTCACTACTCACCATTGGTATGTCAATACTCTCAGACCAAACACCCTTCTTACGCATCAGCAACTCATTGGCGGCTTGAGCCAATTGAGCGCGATTACCGGCGGCAATGGTGTTCTGATTGATATCTGTCCCATTTGATACCAGATGCTCTATCCCATGTTCCTTTGCGACCTTTGCCGCCATTTCGCCCATAACACCTGTCATCGCCTTATCGCTGTTCAAATAGTGTCGGTTGTGGAGATCGTGGTATTCATGCTGAGAATTGGCGTGAGATTCACGCAAACGCCCTGTTCGTGGCGTACCCATCTCCGAAATCGAACGGATATTCTGACCCAATTTGCTCATTTGCAGAGCATCGGATGGGATATTCATCATGCCCCCTTGAGGTTCTGAAGCATGATTCCAATGCCCGTTTGCGGCGTGTCGCCAATTAGACTGCTGTCGCTCAAATCTGAGATTTGTCGATGGTCTGGAAAGAGTTGATTCGTAGCCCGGATTAGAATTAGCGGCGGGGAAATGAGAACCACTGAGCATATGTGGCCCCGCAACCTCGACCTCATCAGTCAGGAAACGACCAAACCAACCCTCATTGAATATCTTGGGATAGGACTGTGATAACACCGAATATAGCGATTCTTCATCCCTACCGACTCCCCCCCAGACCTGAAACGGTTCCCACCAATGGTAGTTGTGACTTTCATCATCACCGACATATGGTGATGTTATCGGATTCTCGCCTGATGATGTAGGACCGTGCTGATCGCTCGGACGCATCCACCATGCCTTCACTGGTGTGAATCTGTCGCGCCAATTCCGCAATGCTCTGTTCCATGTGATGCCCGCTTTGCGTTGAAAATCATTCATGGCTGTCCTTGCTCCAGCCGAATCCGCACTCTCTGAGGAGGACAATGCAACCATAGTATCGAAAAACGCCTCTCGTTGATCCTCGCTGTTCCATTCAAGGCCGAACAGATATGGTAGCAAACCGAACCGATTCGATAACTCGTCATTCTTAGCGGTCCTCCACCCCTCCTCATCATCATCGACATACCCCTCGCGCTCTCGACCCCGCTTATACAGGTCAAGCATAGACTCAGTGGGCTGTCCATACACTACTGCGTCTTCTTGGCTCAACTTGTTATGACGCTCGCCTTCACGATGCCGTTCCCCAATTTCCCCAACGAAATCGAACATGAGAGGCACATATTCAGGTTCCCCATGAGCCGCACCATGAAGGAGAGGACAGCAATTCGATGTCATTCCGAATGGGTGATGTTCTCCAAAGCGGTTTTCCTCGTCAGCCAGAGGCCAATCAGTAGCATATGAGGTCGATATCTTGCTGTGACCCGCGAGATACGACTGATAATCTTCGGGGATGACCATCTGAGAAGGCGGAATTGGTTCATCCAAATCCCTCATTGAATATGGTTCAATACCCGATGCTGTTGCTAATGCCGCCATATCTGCTTTAGTGAATTGCTCCCCGTCCAATGAGTTCAGATACTCGATAACAGGCGGCTCAAGGCCGATTATGCACGACAGAACCACATTGGTGCGATTGATTGAGAGATCGTCAGTCATACTCCCACCCTCATAGGCGGGCATAGACTTCTTCAACCAACCCCGCGATTTCCTCGACAATGCCAAATTGACCACCCGCCTTCATGATTTTCAACTCAGCCAATGATTCCTCAACAGGAGCGCGGTTGTCTGTCCATCCACCGTCAGTCAAGTGCATATGGAGCGAAGACCCCTTTGCATCATATCCTGTCTGAGCGACTGAAGGCATCTTAGCGACCTCGCTGATGGGTTTTGGTGGGTCTAACTCGCTCATATACGGCATACGTTGGTTGGTAGTGTAACCCGCCGCTCTAATCTCGGTTCTCCCTGAAATCTCCATGAATTGCGGCACTACGTTATCCACAGAATGCTCCTGTTCATACTTCGTTATGATGCCATGCTCGCGTAGGAACTCAGTGGTCGCATCCTCAGACTTAATCTTGTCTTTGTCGCCCTTCGGACTGGGCAACTTCGGCTTCTTGCCTTGCCCACGGTTTGATTTGTATCCCTTACTCGCAAGACCACAGGTGCATTTGCCCTTGCAGGTGCATTTGCCAGACGAGGAACAGGTGCATGGACTCGCCTTGCACATATTACACATCTTGACGAACTTAAGCAAATCCCTGCTGACAGCAAGAAGCCGTCCTTCAGGCGTTTCTATCATGGGGTCTTGGAATCTCATCCTCTCATCTCCCTCTCAGCGTCTTCCCAATCCTGCAACTCATCGAAACGGGATTTAGAGATAATGTCGCCACTTCCCGCAAATGGTCCCATAGCCACATCCATGCCGTCACGGTTGAGTGGATCGAATGTTTCGTCTGCATGAGGGGTGACGAACTTCATCCACCCCTGTTTCTGCATCATTATCTGAGGGTCTTCGACGGCTTTCTTCAGACTGAGATTTTCGGCCTCAAGCACCTCAATCCGTGACATGGCTGACTTCATCTCCGCAATCAACTCCTTTACGAGTGCCAATGCATTCTCAGTATCGTCTGTCATTACACCCCACCTCCCATCATTGATGCGAGTTGCTTATCGGCCATATTTTTCTCTATCCCTGCTTGCACCTTACGAAAATGTTCAGCAACAATTCCTAACTCCGTGTGCTTGATTTGCTTGAGTGTCCCTTCCAGACCATGCAACGCCTGTGAAGCCGAGGCAAGGTCGTCCATATTCGCCTCATGAGATACCGAAAGCAGTTCCTCTGCTGATGCCATTGTCATTATGGATGCATCCATAATCCCCTCAATTTCTTGGGCTACTAACAGAAGTGCAGGTTCAGGTTCACTCATTCCGGCAGTGGGCATATTCTGGAGTGTCGGTTGTCCTTGAGCCGCCATTGTTGGATCTGATTGCATCGGGGGGCTTGCGACTGGTGGACCCGCCGTTGGTGGGGCCATCTCCATCCCCTGCTTGAGAATGGGACCGCTATCAACGCGCAACGCTCTCATTCGCTCGGAAATCGAACCTCTTGCTGAATAGGCCATAGAATCACCTTCAATACACTTCATGGGGGCGGAATATCTTGCTTGTCCTTCCTGCACGGACTACCCCAAGAGCGATTGCGTTGTCGTTAGGACTGAGGTCGCCTTCGGTATTGTCGTACTTCGCTATCATTCCAACCTGCGAGTCTGTGGGTTCCTGCTCAGTAGCCTTGACCAATCTATCATGCAATCCCAAATCATCATACATCATGGAGATGGCATTTCTCGCAACCTCCAGATTCATCTCGATATCGTCACGGTTGTTCAACAAGGTAGCCTTCTCCACTGCTTCAAGACAAGCAATGGCTCGTCGGGCCATAGGATTCATCTTAGTCAGTATATCAAAGCCATCGCTCATTGTAATCAATCCTTCCCTGAAAGTCAATCGTTATTCAGCCTTTACCTCGACCCTCGATCTCCTGCAATCCTCAATTTGGCTTTCACAGCCTCCTCTGCGGAGGATTTGGGAACTTTGCCTATATCTGAAACTCGGCCTTTCGTGTTCAAGAGCGAAGGGCCACCCTCCGGCCTCATGATATAGTCTGGGGATTTGCCTCTCCCTGTACGGGAAAACCGTTGATTTTTCCTATGACGGGTGCGTATAGGCTTCAATTCACACGCTTGTGTAGTCGGGAGTGCCGACATCACTACACTCTCCCCGTGGATATCATCGAGCAGACCTCGCTTCACCAGACTCCACGCTTGGTCGAATGCGGTCATTCCATGCCCTCCAATCCATGAAACGAGTCCATATCCTTCTCCAACAGGTAATGCGCCCACATCGACTTGCGATCATTCGCACTTAACTTCAACCACAAATCGTTGTAGTCAGGGCCAAACATATCAGATAGGTGCTTGCCGAAATCAGCGTCCCGCAAAGGCAGGTCGATGAACCATTCATCATCCTTGACGACAGCCCACGCTTGGTCGAATGCGGTCATACATCATCATCGCCAAGTGGAATATCCTCTGCTTTCTGAACGGGAGCCGCCGGGGGTGCGCCTCCACCCCCACCCTTAGCCGCCTCTGCGGCCATCTGCTCCTGCTTCGCGGCCTCCACTTCCTCATCTGATGGCTCCCTGAAGTCGAATGTGAGGTACTTGTCATCTATCTGGTCACGCAATTTCGCCTCATAGCCAGACTGTTTCATCTGCATCATATTGCGGATAGCCATCTCATCTCGACGTAGTTGCATTATCTCGTCCTCCTCCTCATGCGGAGTCAATGTGATTTCCCACTCAGTTATGCCGAATGCATCCAGCAATTGAGGGAATACGAGTCTGTTATACACTGATTGGGAATAGGATATCGACCTGTTGCTGACCACGATCTGCATACCTTCGTTATTCAGACCACCACCCGAAACGTCATTCATGAACACGTTGGATACGCCATAGAATGCCGATATGCGCTGTCGGATGTCGTCTTTGATAGGAATGTACTGGAGTTCCTCAAGCGTATCCATCATACGGACATACTCAAGTCCTCCACGACCGGATTCGGTTTCGACACCGATAGTCGGGATGTAATTCGGGTCACGCTCAAGATGCTCCTGAATGTTCCTTGCTGTTCTCTCAACCGTTTCCATGTTGGATGACTTGATGACCATGACTCCACGAGGCATCCTGCGCTTCTGATAGGCCGAATAGACGTAGTTATCCATAGCGATGAGGGTGTTCACCTGTCGCCACATGGTAGCAACAGGACTGCGGCCATACAGTTTGGATGGCGACCATTTGCTGATATGAATCATTTCACCTTCGGTATATACCTGACCATTACCCACGCCCGCGAGATTGATGTAATGGATAGGTACGACAGGCATTCCTGAAATCGGACACATCTTCTTGGGATCACTTGTCCGATAAGAACGGTCGATGAGGCTCGTGTACTGCGTTCCACCGCGTATTCCACGCTTATCGGACATGATTCGCATGAATATGGGATCTGCTCTGGATACCTCTTGGATTCTGAAGAACATGGGCTTTCGGGAATCAGGATCAACGAAATACTCCTTTGTCATGACGAGATATGCATCATCGACTATGTTCAAGTCCATCTCCACTTCCCGAAGCACGTCGATGAAGGTCTGAGTCATCCGGTTGTTTTTCTTCAACACGGTTTCAGCATACTCTATCTGACCACGGTCAGCCTTTCGCAATTCACCACCACACGCCTTGCATTTATCGACCTGTTGTTGGTACTCCTGCTCACATTCACTGCATTTGACTACGAACTTGGCTTTCCAGTCCCATCCTTTACGGAATGTTTCGACCGTCAGGTGTTGAAGGATAGAACGCAGAACCATGCATTCGTAAGCCGCCGCGTAAAGCGCAGGGATGGTGATGCCCTGAAGCAACGGCGGCTCTTGGACACCGGCTGTGAACAGAGGCATAGAGGGAATCGGAGTAGTATGACGTTCCATGTCCATCCCGATGGCCGCGAACAGTCGTTCCATCCGCTTCTCATCAACTGCCAACAGTCACCACCTCCTCTCTCATACTGTCCAAATCATCGGTCGAGATATTGTGCTTTCGTAGCAAGCGACCCCTATCCTTTGGTTTCAGTGAGTCATATGCAATGAGTATGAGCGCATCCTTATCCCCCTGCAACGCTTTTAGCATTCTCACTGCTTCAGGCGAGTGACCATTGAGATGCGGCACGGCCACTTCCAATGCCTTCAACACCGCCTTCTCACCCTCTATGATGAGCCGAGAACCCCGTGCTTCGATATTCTCGACATCTATCTCCTCTTTGAGAGCCGTGGCATACCACGGAGCCGTAGGAGCGGAAAATCTCATCTCAATACGAGGATAAAACCGCGAATCCATCTTGAATACGCTGTTATTCTCTATCAGTCCTGCTATGAAGCGATCTGCATCCTTGAGAAGCACGTCACGCCGCCTCACATCATAGAACAGACCCCGCCCAACGGATTTACTGAATTGACCCACAGAAATGATATCGTACAGGAAACCGTGGGACTTGATGAGAGATGATATCTCAGCCGGACTCGCTTGGACACCGTATGACTTCAATGTCTGAGCATTCAACGCTCCCCTTCCATCCAATGCAGTTCTGCATTTGAGCAGAATGTTGCGTTCCCGATTTGACAGCCGCTCTGATGTGTCTATGGTAGTGCGCCATAACTTCTCAGCCTCTCTCTTACCTCCCTTACCAGAGGATATCCAACATTTGACGAATCTGCGAAACGGCAAATCCAAGCGTTCTGCGTTCTTATTCAACGCATCATAATCCATATCCGTCATCGGCAATTCATCCACCAATGATGAAGAAACACCAACGAAATGCGCGAGTATTGCTTCCTTCTCCATTCTCAGCAGTGGTTGAATAGCATCTAAAGTCACGAGATCATTCGCCTTCACCAGAATCTCAGTCAATTCACTTCCAGTGATTCCGAAACTGTCGATGAACCATGAACGAGTGATAAGAGGATAGGGAGACTTTGCGGGTAGTTTGGTTCCGGGCATATCAGGGCTATCACTACCTTCCATGTCTAAACCCTCAATCCCTGCATCTTGTCGAATATCAACAGGCTTCGCGGCGGCGTTCCTCTCCTTCTTCTTCGCCGCATCGAGATTCGCTTCGGCCATCTCTGTTTCATCTGCGGCCATCTGTTCCTGCTCATTCAATTTATACAGCGAGTCAGCGAGGCTTTCAATACCTTGCACTGGAGTGATGTACTGCTTATGCATCTGTCCACCCCAAACGCTTCTGCCAGACCTCGGCATCGAGGATGATTATGTTCTCTCGATACTCCTTCGTAGCCTGTACTGAGAGTGCAAGTGCTATCACCATGTCATCGTGCGCTCCGAGGCTCTCCATCTTGCCGTTATCCAGCATCGTGAACATCGACAGTTCGGTCATAAGCGTAATCATGTGACGCTGTGTCGAACCTTTATTGGAAAATGGGATTGCGAGATGCTTCTGCTCAAAGTGGAGTTGCAGTGAGTGAATCAATGCCTCCTTCTTCATCCGATTCATGTTGAACGGCTTGATGGGCAGGTCACTGATTTCCCTCAGTACCTGATTGAATGCCATAGCGAAGTTGTTGGTTTCCAGTTCTATTATAATCGGATTGAATCGAGCATTGAGTTCGATGATCTTGTCTATCTGTGAATTGAAGTCCATACCCTTCTCATGATGGACATGAATGATACGCTTGTGACGATTCTCATCCATCGCTATGACAATCATACAGGTGTAATCGGCCCTTCTATCGGGACTGATTGCCGGATCCCAACCAATGTAGTAGTTCAATGCCTCATCTGGAGAGGGGTGGTATGAAAGTGAAAGTGATTCGTCTTTCGCTCCATCAAGCATCTCCTCTGGAAACAGGCTCGCTTCGCTCGCAATCGGTTTGCACAGGTACTCGCGTGTGAATGCTATCGAAGTCATCTCCCCCTTCCTCACGTTAAGAGCCTCCAATGACCATCTCTCAGGCCACAGTGGATCCCCAGTCTGCTCGCTTATCGAAGGATACTCCTTAACCCAATACCCATCCAATTTCTTCAATTCAGCATACAGATCTGTGAATGAGAATGGCGTACCTACAATGCATAATTGCGCTGTGTGATGGAGAACAGGAAGTAATGCGGTATAGAACCACGTTGATATCGCCTTGAGTTGAGTGCTGGCCTCGCTCGATAGGATATCGTCAAGAACCACTATGTCAGGGTGCGCCCCACGAACCGCCTTTCCGACTGACATAGCACGGACTGAAGACTTGTTGGTGAATCGGAATAACTGCTTGGCCCAACCACGCTTAGGCTTGAGATGCGCCAAAGCAGGAGTGGTCACAATCAACTCATCCATCTTACTCATGTGATCTATCGACTGATGCTGACTGTGACTGAAGAACAGAACCTCAGTTCCGGGGTTATACGTCATCTTCCACAGGATATAACACCTGAAGAACACCGATTTACCGTGGTCACGGCTTGCGATGATGCAGACCTTGTTATTGCTCTCGGCTCCCTCAAACCACTCATTATGAAAACCCGTCAGTTGATACCCACAGATATCCTCAAAGAAGAAGCGGAAATCGCGTTTGCCCATGTCATAATCGACCTTGCTGGTCAATTGTACCATTGCGTTAGTCATTCCGCCACCCTGCCGGTAATAAACTCGTGTCGTCCTGCGTTTCCTTATCAGCATCAAGAAGCAGATTAGTGGGCAACAACGAGAGATTGTCGCCTTCCACCATACTGAATCCGGCTTTCCCTAACCTCTGCAACGGAGTTTCCTCCTTCATGATTATCGGGTCTGAAACCGGAATCGACCTCTCAGGCGGCTTCTTCTTATTGATGGCGAGGACACTTCTGAAATCGGTGAATGGATTGGCATGAGGGTTCTTCACAACGGTCCAAGCGTCATCCACCGCCTGTTCACCTCTGATGACTTCGCCTGTTTTCTGGTCTATCGCTTGAGTACCGGGCATAGGATAGTACACATTTGACGGGACTCTGGTATGCCTCATACCTATCGTATGCTTCTTGCCATATGGAACTTTTTTCCAGTCAGGTGAAGTGTACGCTCCACCCGCTACGGTGGGCCTTTTCATACTCAGTATCTGGGCTTCGGATTCAGATACAACATTTGACGGATCAGCCTCATGAAAATATTCTAAGCCATCAGCACCGCT